CGTTGAACCAGGCAACACTATCACCTAAATATTCAACTAGTCGTTCTGCTAGATATGTTTTACCACTGCCTGGTAAACCAAAAATTAATACTCTCATTCTTCCTCGTTTTGCTCTCTTTCCCAATCAGAATTTTCATCAAATTCGGTTAGATAATCTTCGTCAAGTTCGTCATATTTTTCATATGGATCATGCCACTTTTTATTTAACCAACCAACTTCTGCATGATAACTTTTACCGGTAGTATCATTGTAATCGTATTCTGCGTCAAGTTCTTCCTTGTTGTAGTATATTCTATCTACTAACTCCGCTAGGTTAGTTTCGACAACACCAACCCCTAATTTATATGGATCAAAGTCCTCGCCGTCTGTTTCTAAAAACCAAACTCCAAAGGTTCCTTTTTCACTGCTCATAAATGCTAATACTGGTACATAAACATTGCCGTCATCATCTTCTTCGCATACCATTTCAGGTTCTTCGTTACCAAAGTAGCCGCCTTCTCTACCATACATATAAATGGCTTCGCCTTGCCATACTTCTTTTTCGTAGTCGTAATCTTCTGAACCATCTGCTGGAACTTCATATACTGTAAAGCCACCATCTGCATAAGGACCATTAAGATGCTCTACATCGTCGCATTCCCACATGTAGTAATCATCTCTAGGAGGACATACACCTTCAGGGTCTTCATGCTCTTCACTTTCGCTTGGTTCTGGTTCTTCCCAGTCATCAAATGATAATACTGTATCAACTAATTCAGTCTCGTCTTGGTTTATAACTTTAGTAACAAACTCGTTGCTAACTTCACCTATAACTAGTTCGCCACCGTAATTGCCGCCTTCTATTCTAAATTTTCTTTTTGCCATTTTTTCTCCTTACATTACATCACTTAGATGTACCACTTCTGGTATTTTGTTTGCTTCTTTTACAAACAGCACACTCTTTGGAACAGACTTCTGTTCAATTGGTGTCACTAATAAATGTCCTGGTTTTAACTTTGGAAAGAACCATTTAATATCTTGATAATAGTTTGTAATAAACACTTCTTCAATTAAAGGTATCTTGTTATTCATTGGATTAAAAACAGGAGTTTTAAATCCTCTGTTGTTTAAACTTGTTAATGGTACTATTTCAATTTCTGTATGATAGTCATCATCGCAAATTGCAATACTCCAGTCCATTGGCATTTTAATTTCGTTACCACCAATGTTTAGTACTACTGCTGGTGAATAAAAACTTTCTAAAAATATTAATTCTAGCCAGTAATAATCATAAAATTCTGGGTCACTTACATCTAGTATGCAGTACCTTAAGTCGTTCACTTGATCTGGCACACTATCCAAATCGTAAACATTATTTTCTATTGTTAAAATATTCATGTAATCTCCCTAAGTCTTATTATAGCACCAAATATAAAAAAGTCAATCATTATATGTATTCAATTTTGGTTATTTTAAATGGGTACTCTGCTTCTTTATAAAATTTCTTTCTTTCTGTTAAATGTTTTTTACTGTATTTTAGTGTGCTAGTAATGTCATACACATTTACAAAGTCCTTATCTTTGGCTTTTCTTATACCTCTACCAATACTTTGTATTACCCTGACAAAACTCTTGCCTGGCTCAATTAATACTAAATTAAATATTCTTGGTATGTTAATACCTACTGCCGCAACACCATATGTTGCTACTATTACTTTGCCTTCTGCTTCACTAACTTCGTCGTAGTTTTCTTTTCTTTCTGACTGCTTCATTTGACCACTAATAAACACCCAGTCTGGGTTTTGTTCTACTAGTAATTCACCTGTTTTTATTCTGTCTACTAGTATTAAGGTATTACCATTATCAGTCATGCCGTTTATGAGTTGACTAATAAATTCTATTCTTTCAGGATTAGTTGTTATCCATTTAAGTTCTTGTGCATAGTTACTAAAGCCTACATGCGTATCTGCTAACTGTAATATATTAACTTCTAGGTTAGAAAGGACACCTCTGTCTTGCAATTCCTTTGCACTCAATTGACCTATTACAGGACCTATTGTGCTTGTACATGCAACTGCTTCATGTTCATCCTTGGGTATTGTTCCTGTTAGTCCCCAACGAATTGGTACATTAGAAAAGACACTACTTAATAATTGTTTTAGTATATCTGCTTTTGCTTTATGCACTTCGTCAATCATTATACACACTACACCATCTATAAATGCTTGTATATCAAAGTCGCCTGCTTCTTTGGCCTTAGACTTTTTGTGTAATATTTCTAAACTTTGCCAAGTGCAAATTGTGTGCGTTTTATTGTATTCTTTTCTGTCCCCGTAGAAAACACCAACATCGAGTCCTAAATGCTTGTAGTCCGCTTCTGTTTGCGTTACAAGGTCCTTATTAGGCACTATCACTATTGTTCTACCATACTTCTCACATTGGTGACTTAGTGCGGCTGTTACTAGTGTTTTACCAGCACCGGTGGCTATTTCTTGTATGCATTGTGGGTTGGCTAAAAATTTATTAATTATTTCTACTTGATAATCTCTAAGTATAATTGGCAATCCTTCTGCAGGGTGCTTCTTTGGCCAACTAAATTCTTCATATGTATCTTGTTCAACTTTGTCAAACGAAAAGTCCCATGCTTCTCTTTTATCATCCAACACAACTTCATAACCTAGTTCTGTTACTACTGGTACAAGTTTGTCTAATAAGTTTAAGTAACTCCTGCCACCTACATCACAGTATCTCACGTAACCATCCCAGCGACCTAATTTGTATGCTGGCATATGATACGCATATGGTAAGAAATATTTGCAAGTGTCGGATAGTTTCCTGCGTGTGGCTACATCTAAGTCATGAAACTTGATGTTTACTTCATCTCTTATTTCTAATCTTGTTTGTCTAGCCATAAAGTTTATTATACATTAAATATGCGTTTTGTCAATCTCTATAAGGAATTCAGTCACAAATTTTTTATGTCTGTTTTCATCTAATAATATTGATTGATTATGTTTTAACTTTTCCTTAATCAAGTTGTAGTCTATGCCGTTTTTAATTTTTTCTTTTGCTTGGTCACAAACCATAAGCCATCTTTTTAAATAATCTTCTTCTTCATCAAAACTATAATCCCATATTTCGTCATATAGTTCAATATCTAAATATTTTTTTAAGTTGTTGTGAAAGTTTGTGTGTGCAATACATATAAAAGGTTGGCAATGATATATTGGTTTAAAAACTTTTTCAGTTGGAAAGAAACAATTTTGGTTTTTAATTAATGCTTTAGATGTTCTGTTTGCTTCGTTATGACTTGCACTTTCTGTTACCAAATTAAACCAAGTTTTTTTAAACCAACTGTGATCAAATAAATTATCCCATTGTACACCATCATCCTTAACTTTTATATCATTAGAAAGTTTTATTATAGGATATTCATTTTCCCATTGTTCTTCTGAGCCTCTATTATGAAAAGAAAATGTTGCATCGTTAATCAAATTATTGTCTTTAAAATAATCATATACAAATCGTCTACCTAGTCTATTAATGCCGTTAAGGCATAAGCATGAAAGTTTTTCTGTGTTTAAATGATCATTGATATCTAGTGCTGTAGTTACAAATCGTTTAGGAAATTCTTTTGTCCACAACACATAAGATTGAATAAAAAAATATGGCAATAATATTGCATTTTCAAATCCTTCATGATTCGTTAATTCTAAATTTGATACGAGTAATGTTTTAGGTGTATCAATATTTACATTATGGAATTTCATAACATTTGCTTCATACAAAGCATCAATCAATACAGGAATTTTTTTCTCTTCAACATATTTTATATATGGATTATCTTCTATACTTTCGTTTATTAAAGCATCAATAAGTACTTTATATCCTACGTCGACAAGATGCTTAAAATGTTCTAAGTCGTTGGGTTCAACAATATTAATTTTACTATCAATTTCTTGTAACCTACTAAGTCTAGTACCATTTACTTTTATAAAATTATACATTATCTATTGGAATATTTTTGCAAATTTCTATACTTTTTCTGTTGTAAGCAGTTTGCGATACAGTACCAAATCCTAATGACAAACCAGTATTATCCTGTTTGTGCATTGGCAAATAGTAATGTAATTTTTCTGTTGTTGCAACTGGGCCAAAACCAACTACATCAACACCACATTCAAATAGGTATTTGCCTTTTAGTATGTCATTGTAAGATGTAGTTTTAAAAACCATAATATCATGCTCATGAGCAATGTCACAAACTTCTTTAATATTTTCAACATCATCTGGTAAAACAATACACGAAATAAATTCTGCTGATTCTTTACAATGATTTGTTAATGTATCTATATCTATTTTATTATCTACACAACTGACTGCTAATGCTGTTGAATTAGAATATGTTAGTGCATTAATTGTATTAATGTCTGCATTGTTTACTGTTATTACACAATCTTTATGTGCTTTCATATTATGCCTATAATATTCTCTTATAGTCATTATACCAGTAAAAATATCTAGTCCATCGCATGATGACTGAAACGTCATGTCATGGTACCCTGTATGAGACAGCACACTTTCTTTTAGTTTATCTACTTTGATATCCTTGTCTAAGTTGTCGTAAAAGTAAGGAAAAGATTTATTCTCTTCTGGATTTACTAATACTAATCTACTTGGTGCTTGGTGTAATTCTCCTAATACATTATTCTTTGCATTTGGTATTACTTTTATTTGGTGCCATTTCAAGTATGTTTTTAATACATCGTGTAATGTATCTTCGACTGACTCGTCTAGTGATAAGACAAATTTTTCTTCTTCTTTAAGTTCGTGTATTGAATCTAGTAAGTCGTCTAATATATCTAAATTGATATATCTTCCATACCTGCTGTTCTCAGTTTGACTATGTGTCCTATTTGCCATTGTTTTGTGTCTAATCCTTTCATGATACCAAGATACTGATTTCTTAACAAACCAAATTGATTGGCGAGTGAAGTAAGTGTTACAACTTCATCATCGCCATCAACATATTTGTCAGCATCTCTGCTTGTTAGTGTTCTGTTATAACTTTCTAAAAAATTTCTAAATACTTTACTTCTAGTTTTTCTTAACTGTATATTAATGTGTTCAAGTATTGCTTCAATTTCTTGTAATTGATTAAACCGATGTTCAGTAATGCCTGGTAATGCGGCACTATTACGTTCCACATTACCTTTGATATAACATTCCTTTTTTGCTTCTGCTAACTCTTCTTCAAAGTAATCTATTGCGTCAACAATATTACTTAAATTACCAGATACTTTGTTATACCAGCCTGCCATTGCTAATCCCAGTCCTCTTCGTCTTCTTCATGCTCTTCTACTTCAAAGTATTCTTCAATTGCTTGACGTAAATGTTTATCGCAATCATTTATACTCACTTTGTCATAATCAACCATGCCCTGGTCATCAAAAACTCTTACTAAATTTGCACAAACCTCGTCACGTTCCTTAACGTTTACAGAAGGCTTAACACATTCCCAAGTTTCAATTATTAAAGTTAAATCTATCATTCAACATTCTCCTCGTATACTGATGGGTCATCCAATTCAGTTTCATCAAAGTCGTCATCGATATCTTCTGGTATTACTTTAGGATTTTGACCCCATTCGTCTATAATTACCTGAAGTTTTTCACCACTCCAGCCTTTTCTGAACTCTTTAATTTCTTCACCTGTAACTGGCGACACATAAGATAATTTATTACCAACTTTATCTACGATGCCTTTTGCTTCTAGCATTTCTAACATACCACTGTACGGGTCCATTCCAGTTTCATATGGAATTTTTATTTGTACACCTTCAAACGGTTTGCTGTATCTGGATTTCATTACTTTGCATGCCGCTCTAATACCTTGTACTGTAGAAACTTTATTACCGTCTATATCTTCTTTTAATTTTAGTTTCTTAATAGCAACTACTATGCTACTTGCGTACACAAAGCCTTGCCCACCACTTATTTTATCATCTGGATCAAACATATCTTGCGATGCGTATGTGTGGTTAGTACAAACTAAACCAATTGGGTATGGTGCTAGTTGGTTAACGGTGTTTCTAACTAAGGCTGTTAATGCCTTTGGTTTTCTACCCATATCACCTTTCATGTCACCTTTTTCAAACTGTGCTACATCTGTAGGGGTTAGCAACATACCCAAACTGTCAACAACAAATAATAATTTAGGCATTTCTTCATACTCTAAATCACCGTAGTTGCTTTTATAGTCTTTCATAAACTCTGATATAGCCTTTGCTACATCGTCAATCATCGACACACTAATTTTTAATAGTTTAGACGGGTCTGTATCAACATTTAGTGCTTTTAGCCAATCTTCGTCTAGTGCATTTTCTGAGTCAAACAGTACAACTTGACACCCTTGGTCTTGTGCATTTCTGACTAAATTTCCTGAACAAATAAAACTTTTACCTGAACCGGACTCTCCTGCGAACACACTAACTTTACCTAGTGGTACACCTTTGTTAAAATCACCACTGATCAAATAGTTGAGTGTGTGGTTACCTGTGCTGATCCAATCTACTGGATCGTGAAAACCAGCACTAATACCACTAATACTTTTAGTGATGCCGGTTCTAAATTTACTTAAATCAAATGGTTTTTGCATTTTATACTCCGTATATATTCCTTTCTTTTAATTCTTCGACTAGTTTCTGTGCCCATCTCTCATGGCCTGCTTCATTGGCATGGCCTCCGTTAATTTTAACTTCTGAAAATTGTCCGCCCATAATCCAGTCCCAATAACTTGTTTCCATATAATTGTTTTTATCTATTGCCTTATATAATGATTTATCAACTGGGTGATCACCTGACCAAAATTTTACGTCTTCGCCTTCTAGCGGTGCTTCATCCTTTGTGTTTGTCATTACATCAAACATTAGATATGGAATGTTATTATTTTTGCATATATTTTCACATATATACATTGTCCTATATTTTTGTGCTAATAAGTCTTCTGCTAAACAGATAGGCAAAAACTGTTTATAAGTTTCATATCTTTCTGTACCTTCTGTCATTTCTGGTGCTTTCCAACTGTTCACTAAATTATAATGATACGAACCATCATCATCAAAACCGTCAGCATATTCATATCTGCCTAAACATGTCCAACCTAGTATAACTAAGTCTGGTTTGGGATTGTCTGCTAAGTATTCGACTAATAGTCTTTCAGTTCGCATTACACTAGCACCAGGTTGCCCTAGATTAACACATTCATCTATTTCTAAAAGTTGTCTTAATTTTTCTGGGTAAGCCTTGTATATTGATTCAGGGCGATTATCGCCTTCGCCATATATCTCTGAACCAAATGTGTGGCTATCGCCTATTGCTAATAATGTACTCATTTTTATTCCTTAAAAATGTAGCCATACTAGTTCTTTGAAAAAACAGGACCAAGTATTCAAATTCCTATGTATGGCTACCCACCATCAATCGATTAAGATTGACGATTCCTAATCATCTGCAGGATGTCGTCCGCAGATGCTTTACCAGTTTCATTAGAAGTGTTTTCGGCAGAAGCACTTGCTGTTTCTGTTACTGGTTGCGCCACTGGTGCCGTTTCAACTGCTGGAGCAGGTGTTTCCACTGCTGGTGCTGTTGGTTGTGCTACCGGTGTTGCTGTTGCCTGAGCCGGTGCTGAAGGTGTTTGTACCTTAGCAGGTGCGGCCTGGCCGTTAGGTCTAAAAAAGTTACCGTACTTGTCGTTATCATAAAGTTCACCATTTACAGAATCTTGGAACATGTTGTATATAACATCTACTTCCTCTGCTGTTGGCTTCTTAGGTAAGAAATCTTTAAGATCAAACAATCCGTTTGTATCAACTGCGGCAAGTTCATTTTCATCTAATGATCTTTCTTTTCTTGCCCATTTGCTTGTTGAGTAGTCAGCATACTGACCTTTCATTGTTTTACTTAATCTAAAGTCTGTACCGTTAACGTAATCTGTTGGAATGTTTTCCATATCAGGGTCCATTAATGCGCCTTTGATAATGTTGAATATTTGAGGTCCAATAATGAATCTTCTGATAGGATTCTCTGGAGTTGTGTCCTCTTGTAGTGGACTATCTACTACATATCCTTGGAATATATAACTTCTTTTTTTCCAGTACTTACGACCCATATCTTCTAGTGAAGCATCTTTGAACCAAGGTCTGATCTCGTTGTGGACCGGACATTGTTCTCCCCACATTTCCATACAGGGTACCTGTACAGTTGTAGGTTTCATATCACCACCCTTTATGCCTGGGAACTGCAAACGAATCATTTGTCGTTCTGTCCAAAAGAATGTGTTGTTGGGATCTCCGTCTGGTAAGAATCTCATTGTAGCACTAGTGCCCTCTGAGATGTTCCAAAATGGATAGATAGCATTATCGCCACCTGTTTGTGAACCGCCTGGTTTAGTATCCATTGCGGCTAGTTTTGCTCTAATTTCAGCCAATGTTGCCATGTTTTTCTCCTTGTTTGCCATGTCGTGTAACATATAAATCTTACACTTGTTTGCCTATTATAATGCCTTTTGAGGTTAAAGTCAACCTCTTTTTGCCTTGTTATGTAATTTAATTTAAAATTTCTTTTATATTAACTTTACGAAAATTATTTATTAATTTTAGCAGATATCGTTAAGTTTTCTGGTAAAATCAACAAATTCTACTAGGTCTTTGCCTAGATTAGTATCTACTTTCTCATTTACTTTGCCAATTAATTTCTTAATCATGCTTACAGTAAACTCGTCTAATTTCTGATCTCTAAGGATCTTACTTGTAGTACTGTTTACAAATTCCTTTAGTATTTTATCATCAATGCTTTCACTAATTGTATTTAATTTGTGTGCTATTTCTGATTTTTTATTAGGGAATTCTACTGCATCTTCGTTAATTGCTGGTACACTAAATCTACTATTTTCTATAGAATTTTCAATGTAATCAGATACTGAACGTTGGATGCTTATTAGTTTGTTGATTCTAGGAAATGCAGATTGTACTGCATTATCTACATGTTTCTCAACAAACAAATCCGATAAATCGTTCTCATTTTCACTTAGTGTTAATGTATTCATTGCGTCAATTGTCTCAACTGCTTTTGCATATGACTTAGCACCACTAAGTTTTTTTAAGTTTTGTCTCATAGTTGAAATAGACTCTTTGGCTACTTCAACATATTCTAAATTGGTTTCGTTGACTAATCCTTTTCTGTCAACATATCTAACAAATTGTGTTAGATCAGTCAAGTTTTCTACCATTTCGTTAATTGAATGTCCAACTTGGTCAAATGGATTACCACCGTTATGAACGTGCCTAGCCATTGCTCTTGCACCTGCTAAACTTTTGTGTGGTAATAGAAATCTTTCGTCTGCTCTTTGTATAAAGATTTTTGATATGCCTCTGCTAC